ACCATTACGTCTAAATGTCTTACCCATGATAGATTAGTTTTTACTAAACATATTTGTATTATATATTAGCATAACTCTCCATCTTATTCAAGAGTTATGTGATCAAAATTGAGAATTGTATCATCTGTTTCTTTTGTGTTAATGATGACATCCTCTTTTATTATAGGGTCTGATTTACCCACAACTAAATCAAGACTATCAAAGACATAACCCACACCATGCAAAAAATCCTCGACCTTCTCTACTACGATCGGTAGAGTGTCTGAGGAAAAATCTTTGGTTGTGACAGTTCCATCCTCGTCTGTACATACTAAATTAAACTCTGGCATTTTTATTTTGCTGTTAGAGTCTAGTATAGCAAATATAATTTAGTTTGGCAACCCCTATGGTACGGTTATAGTAACGTCACTTCCTGTGTATGAGTATGCAGTGACCGTACCTGCTGCATCTGTAATTCTAACATATCCATGTCCACCTGCTGCTGCGTTAGAGTCTCCTCCTACTGATATTCCACTACCAGGATATCCTGCTTCTCCTGCTCCTGCGGGCATCCTTCCCTCTCCTCTATGATTTCTTACGTTAGTACAATATGTTGAGTTGGTAAAACCTGAACCTCCTCCTCCACCACCCATTGTGTTGGACTCTGAGTATCCACCTGCACCTCCACCATAATATCCTCCTCCACCTGCACCACCATAGCAGTTTGAGTTAGCAGTTCCACCTTCTAATGCTCTTGCTGAGTATGAACTACCATCCTGTGCATTTCTACCACCTCCCATATTTCCACCTGCTCTACCTCTATATTGCAACTTACCGTCATATGGGGATGCACCATCTTGTCCTGTGACACCTCCACCTGCACCACCCCAGTTTCCTTCTTGAGATCGAGATGAACCACCTCCACCTCCACCACCTGCAATAAGTAATACATTTGCGTGTGTTGCTGAAGTTATGAATACTGCTGACGCTCCTCCACCATTTGAACCATATCTATTATCTCCTCCATCACGATTCGCTGTACCTCCACCACCATAAGACATTCTTGTACCATTAACTAATCCACCTTCTCCCACTCTAATTACAAGGTTTGTATTAGATGCTAAACCACTAATATCTGCTTCTACATATCCTCCACCACCACCTTCTGCACCATATGACCATCCACCTGCACGACCTCCACCGCCACCTGCTCCCCAACATTGAATTTTATATTGCCTTCCTGCTCCTTCTGTGTTAACCCACTCAGAACCATTATATACCATTGTCTTGTTGGTAGTAGTATTTTGTACCATTTCCCCTGCAACTACACCACTCGTAGGTAATTGTGCAGTTGTTTTCTGTGGTAGTTTTAAAGTAGCATCTACGTCAACTTCTCCTGTAGCAGTGACGTTAGTTGCGTTTATAGTTCCTACATTCAGTTGTGACATCTTACCAATAAATTATATCTTCTGATATATTTATTAAAGTAATCCCTTGTCTCTATCTTCTTTTGCTTCTTTCTCTTCTAATTCCTTCTGTTTCTTAAGTTGTCTATTAGTCCAAATACCTACTGCTATGATACTTAAGTATGTAAGTGTATCATCTAACATAACAAGAAAAAATATTGTTGATCCACCAAATCTGATCCACTCTGGAAATGGTTTGATTAATCTACCACCTATCCTACGAAATTGTGCTTCAAACTTAAAGTATAATATGATGAGTGCTGTGATTACAAACTCACTATATGGTACAACAAAGTAGCATGATAGAAAGATAAACAGGGGCCAGTAGTGTCTTTCATCAATTTTTTTAACAAGGTTTAAGTACTTGTTGAATAATTTTTTAAGCATAATTGAAATTAATAACTAAACGATAGTCTGAGTTAGATGTAGTTGTACCTGTATGTTCCGTATGATTTGGAAATGTCACAAATCTATTAGCAACTGACTCTACTATAGTACCATCTTCAAACTTAGTATATCCATCACATGTATTCATGTAAAAGATTGATGTTTTCATGTGATCTTTGATAGGATGAAACTCTGAGTCTGTGACATCATGATGAAAACCATGTTCTATCACTTTTCCTTGATTAGGCATTATATTTGCCTTAATCTTAAATATAGAAATTGGTTGTATGACTCTTAATACAGGATGTAATATGTTTATCGTATCATCTACAGGAGAATATCTCTCATAAAATAGATGAGTAAATTGCATATTATTACCTGCATTTTGGTCATTATCATTAACAACTTTAGATGTGTACCAAGGAAAATTCCATGCCATCAATTCCGAGTGCATTTGTTCAAATTCTCTAATAGGTAGAAAATTATCTTTTATGTCAATCATTTTTCAATTACTAATATATGTAATCCGTTCCACCAACTTTTATCATCTTCTGCTATCTCTGTCCTAAGTGTTCTTTCAAAGATTACATTCTTATCTTCTTGAAACTTCTTAGCATTGTCCACTACACCATTAAAGTTAGCATCATCTATGACTAAAATATAAGTATCCTTTGCCTGTTCATGTAAATGTTCTAAGTTTTTATTCATATTATCACCCACTTCACCATCATAGAATATAACATCAGGTCTATACTCTTTATTAGGCAACCATTGTAATACAGGTTTGACAGCAAATCCAACTGAGGTATCAAGATTCATCCATTTATCTGCGTTCTTGACCATTTCATCTATTGGATTTTCTACATCAAACTTTTTACCTAAATCTTTTTTCTTTGGTTTGATGACTCCATCACTAAAATCATCTATAGCATATGCGTTTACTGCACTGTTCTTAAATAATGCTGCAAATAGTGTACTACCCATGTAGCAACCAACATCAGCATATACTGTGCCACGTTCTGAACATAGATTATTTAATAAGTGTCTGACTTTATCAGATGATAATCCTAAAACATCATATCCTTCTGGATTAAACCTAGAATTGTCATCCGTTGCTGCGTCAATAGCTCGGATCACACGATCCACATAAGGATTCATAGTACGTTTCTCCCTCTTCAATGCTGATTCTACCACAGATTCACAATAGTTGCAATCCCAACAATCAAATCTGCAACTTTTAATTTTGTTTCGCCATATATTTATAGGTGCATCCTTAACCTTGACATCTTTCATATACACATCAAATTCTGGATACAATATATCTTTACCTTCATCCCAACGTTGTATCAAGTCTAGTGACTCTTTAAATCTGGTTGCTGACTCTCTACCATGCAACTTAAATACATCTATGACATCTAAAAACTCTTCCCAATCCTCTCTCCAAGGCGGTAGATTCGCTTCTTTTAATGAATGTGCAGGGTCATAAGCATCCCAACGTGAGCAAGATACTCTACTAATATCACTATTAAAATACTGAGGGTCACTATCTTTCCTTGTACTATTATAATGATAATGTTCTGGCATAATAGGACATCCACCCCAACAATGCTCATTTGCAAGTAAAGATAGTTTTACTGGATTACCTTTCTCTGCACAATATTCTTTTGCTTGCTTGAGTCTATCTAAGAGTGGTCTATCTCTCATCACATCACGATCAAGATTAATGTAATAAAAACCTGCACTAGCAAGTGATACTATTTCATTAGGTTTTGATACCTCTCTGAGTATAGTATTCTTAATTTTTAATTCTGGATATTCTTTCTGTATCTGTCCTGTCATTACCCATGATGTATGGGGAATGGTTGCTATTCGTACACCATTATCATATAAAAATTTAAAATTGGTGATAAATTCCTCAAGATTTTTTTGATCTGGTTTCACCCATATATTATTGAATGTAGCAGATAATGGTAGTTCTGTCTTTTGAGCAATATAAAATGCGTTCTTTACTGCCTGTTTACTATCATTTACACCACGAAATACATCCCCCATTGCGTCTTGCATAAAGGGTGGCATCCTCGTAGTAAAATACAGGTCGTATATTAAATGCTTATGTTTATTAAGAAAAGGTATTACCTTATCTTCAATATCATCAGGACTTATCTTCGGGTTTATCGGAAGGGAGAATAGATCTTCCTGTGACATTGTTGTGTGCATAATCAGTTAGGACTCCTGTAGTATCAAACATTTGTGGTGTCTCATTTTCCATGAGGTGCTCGACCTTTTTCTCTGCTGCTGCTTTGATCTTACCTATGTTGATATTCATAGCAGTAGAATATGTTAATGCAAGATCGGTCACTGCTGCTTGATCTTCTGGTGACATCATTAACATACTATCAAGATTACCTGCCTGTAATCTACCAGTTGTTAATAAATCAAGAGCAGATTGCTTTGCCATCCTTGCAATCCAATACTTATGCTCTTCTTTCTCTTCAATCTCTTTATTCAATACAGTTTCTTTAAGTTCTTCAAAGTCATATTCCTCATCAGGATTTTTTCCTAACTTCTCTTTGATAATTCTAAGTAAACCTTCTATCTCATCCTTTGATTGACGCATTTTATTATCCCACACCTGTAGGTCAATATAAAGTAATTCTAACTCATACTCCTTATCTTGCTTATAAAATTTATTTTCCTCCTCTTCCATTTCTACCTTCGTACGTTCAATATCATTTTTCGTACGTTTATATTGTATGGTCACTTTTTGTATAGCATTGAGACGAGTCTGTATTTCCATGATCGCCTGTCTCATTTGTCGCCAAGGAGTGACTTGTGAGTTTACTACAAAATATTTGTTTTGATATTCCGTCTGCCCGAAAAACTGTGAGTCTGTCCAATCAATTAAATTCTTATCAAATTCACTCAAGTCCCAACCTTCATTAGCTGTGACTTCCATGTCTGATAATGTCTTTTCAAATGGAATAGAAACCTTAGGTTTCCTATGTCCTTTAGAACTGGATTCCGTACTTAATTGATTCTTTTCTGCTGATGAGTCCTGTTTCTTCATCCTTTGTGCACCTTCCGTAATCTAAACATTGTTCACTTGTCATTGCTACACCAAAGTAATCTTCTAAGAATACATTAATCTCTGCTACATTAGCACAAGATTTTAATTTGGTTATCAATGTTTGTTCTTGAACTGCAAGGTCATAGACTTTAGTTTTCCATGATGCTTGCTTCTCAATCACTATAGCAGCAAAGTCTGCGGTTGTCAATCCTCTAACCTCTGCTAATCTATGTATCAGTTTTGTCTCAAAGGAATTATCAGCAATATATGCGGTTGCCTCACATAATTGATCTACCCATGTTTCTCTTTCTAAGAAACCCCATGAGTCATATAATGTTGAATATCTTTCTTCAAATATCTCTTGAATCTTTAATGTTATTACCCCTTTCATAAAAGGATTAACATACTTAGCACCAAGTGTAGAGTCAACTGCTACCTTTTCTTTTAAAGTTGTACCACTATCATCTACACCATATTCAGATTTCATACTTCTGACTTCACCCCAATATCTCATACCAAAACTTGCTGTATTATAGTCAAATCTTAGATAGTGTATATGAGGTGGTATATACTGGAATTGTTCATCATCTAAAGAATAGTATTCCAAAGCAAGGTTTTCACCCATCTTTGTGCCTACAGTTGCAATATGAGGATATTTTTCTTCGTCTATGACGATTATGTCAGGATTCGTTGCCATTAGTAATTAGGAATAGTTGTACCGTAGTCGTATTGCACTGAACCACCAGTAGTTGTACCAGATATTGAACTGGATGAACAACAGTGAGCAGAACTCATACCATCGTGACCAGTTGGGGGTGATGATCCACCAAGATTATTATATGAATCGGTTCCATAGTTCACCTTGAAGGTATTATTGTTCTGAGCACCATTGTAGTTTCCTAAACAGTATCCCTTTCTCATACCCATTTCAAAGTTTTCTTCACCCATATTACCAAAGTCAAGACCTCTAACCTGTATGCCTGTAGTATCATCAACCTTTTGATTACCATTTTGTGCGTTATTACCAGTTCCAACGTACATGTGACCGATCATAGTAGGAAGTATTTTCTTCCATCCATCACCACCTGGTCCGTGGTTCCATGATGTCCATGATTCGTTTGCCCATCTAAATCCTGCTCTTGAACCTGATCTCTTCCACCATCCCATGAGTCTACCATGTCCTCCCCATGTTGGGTCATCACCACCATCATTCTGATCAGGTGGGAATCCAGAAGTTCTCATGACCTCTGTTGTAAGATTAAATACGTCAGTTCTTGCATTACCACCACCATGTAAGTAAGAATATCCTCCTGCAAATACATGATCTTGGAATGAACCCATAGATGCTCTATTTACTGTCATATCCCATGCAGATTGATGAGCTATACCTGCTTCATTTGTCATACTAAAACCAGAGGTATATGTTGATGATCCTCTGTATGTGTTCTCCATTGAGTGATAGAAGTGTCTCCTATCATTCCATGATCCAGACATATATGCACCTGATCTGTCTAGTGTATCTCCTAAGTTTGTTGATGTATCAGTAGCATGAACTGTTCTATTAACATTACTCCAAGGTGACCCTGATCTATATCCTCCTCCTACATATCCATGTGTCCAAATTCTTGCCATTGACCAATCGGTATCTGTACCATCTAAAGACCAAAATGCGTTTGTACCATCAGATTTAAGTGAAGCATTAACTGAATAGTCATCACTATATCTACTTGTACTCTGTGTCGGTATTCCACCTGCACCTGCAATAGGTCCCCACTCTGTGACATTTGTAGTAGAGTTATGTGCGTATCCTTCAAAGGTTCGATCGGTACTATTGTAGCGGAACATACCTTCTACTGCCGATCCTGGTCTCTGTACTGTAGTTCCTACAGGAACTATCATACCATCTGTATTTGCAATATCGAGACTTACCCTCGGTGAGGTAGTTCCAATACCAACTCGATTATTAGCAGAATCTATATAAAAAGTTCCTGAGTCAAAATTAAAATTTCCATTAGAAACCAACTGAAACTCAGCAGTACCACCACCGCCACTCAGAGAAACAACTTTATCAACATTTAATTGAGACATTTCAGTATTTTATCCTTCGTATTATTTATCAGATACCGTACGTATCTTTG